GAACAACCTACCCAAGTTTTACCTGAACCAAACCCTGCAACAAAAGCTCTAAACTTATTTGGCAATTGGAGAAAGTTAGCCTGAGGCACATTCAGTGTTGGATTGATGTTCGGCATCTTTTTTACTCGCATCTACAACATGAATAGTCACCTGCACTGGGGTTACATCTTCATCTTCTTCTGGATTAAGTTCTTTTTGGAGTTTCGCTATTTCAAGCTCTTGTTTCTTCACCTGAAGTTCACTCACTTTATCCAACCCTAGTAGCTTAGCTTTGCCCATTGTTGCTGCAACTGCCGCAGAAACTTGAACTCGCTCTCCTTCAAATGCGGCTTTACGTGCTTCTTCTAATTCTTGAAGCAAGTCGTCTACAGTCAAATTATGGCGGGTTTGATGTTCCTTTCTAATTAGCTCAAGCCTTGTGGTAATCTTGGGGTTCTCAAGTAATCTTTTAGCCTCACGGTTGACCGTGTTTTCATTCATTGAATCCGCATCGTAGGCTTGTCGATACGCCTCCGAAGCGTTCCCCAATTCGATAAACAATTGGCAAAAGTTCTCTTGCTTCGGAGTTAGTTTTAACTCCGCCATAAATCTCACCCATTAAAAAACCGCCACTTGGGCGGTCATAACTACTTCACAATTTCCAACTTTTCCAAGAACCGATCTAGCTCTTCCTCAGAATTAAACTCTAGATCTAGGATGTCATTGGAGGTTAAAGTTAAAACTAACTTATAAAAATCTCTATGAGCAAATTTATTGTTTTCTGATGTAGCCTTTTTCACTTTTACCACATGGTTTAAGTTAATGTATTCGGATTTATGCTGCACAAACATTGCTTTTCCTTATATTTAATGATTAAAGAAAAAACAATGTATCTTAGCTGCTTAACTATTCCAACACATACTTAAGGTCATCAGGCGTTTCCAAATAACACCCGTTTTTATTGCAGAATGCGTGAATGTCGTTTAGGTATTCTGTGAATTGAGCTGTACTTGCGTCTGTAGTGCTCATTAGCTCGCATAGGCCGTTTGCTACATCTTGATAGAGAGGATGCTTAGATTCCTTCAGCTCTCTAACGGCTTTGAATGTTTTCTTGTATTGGCCAACGTCATCACGGTCATAGATTTTTGCTAAGAAGTTCTTCTTGAAGAACAGATGCTCATAGTCTTTATCTGTACCTTGACGTTTAGCCCACTGATTAAGCCACATCCAGTACAAACGGTTTTGAGCTTTTGTTCTGTCTTTCTCTTGTGGCGCAATCAAAACTACTAAAGGCTTCCCTTCACTCGCTGCTTTAGCATGGTTGGTATTGAGATAGCCAATCACATAGTTGATGTCAGAATGGTTTTTGATGACGAATCTAGGTTCCATTTAAAACACCTCATCATCTTTAAGATTAAGCATCCGCTCTGTTTTTTCCAACCACCGCTCAAACATGGCTTCTGATTCTTGTCTTGTGCCTAGTTCAAACTTATCGAATGCAGAATGGCATTTGTGGCATAACGGCACTGTAAAGGCATCTGAGGCCTTTATTCCTCTACCCTTACCATGCTTCGAGCTATTTGAATGAGCCGCTTGTGAGTGAGGATAGCCGCATCTAACGCAGGGTAGTGCTCTTATTTCGTTTAGCCTCTTTGTCGAACGCATTTTCTAGGTTCTCTATTCTGGTTCTGAGAGTATTTACTTCACGCTGACATTCAGTCTTAAACGTATGGCTGCTGAATAAATGGTTATAGTTTTCTAACCGGCTAAGATTACGTTTATAGATTTCTAAATTCTTCTTCGCTTCGATTGTGTCCATGTTCACACATCCTTAACTGATCTTTCAGCCACCACGATTGATACGTAAGATGAGTGGTTTACTCGTCCCTTCTTAATAAACTCAACCTTCATGTGATTAATTGCTTCAATTTCTTCTTCAAAAGCTTCGATCACATAGGCGTCTAATTCGTTATTAAAATTTGGATCTGCCAAATAATCAGATAATGTTTGCCTTGTATCTTTTGAAATCTGATTAACGAAATGACGTCTAGACTTTTCGTTATTCTCTTTATAGAAGTCACTTGTGTAATCTTCTGGACCAGAGTGATAAATCATTTCATAAATAATCATGTTCACTCCAAAAAAGAAAACCCTGTCAAACGACAGGGCTACAAACACTTAATCTTCCCACACTTTCTGCATTCTTTCTGATTGAACATGTCGGATTCATATTCCCAAACATGTATGCAAAAGACCTGCTTAATTATTCGGAGCATGTGAACCTCCAATAAGAATTACCACAGCTTTATAACAGTACTGTGGCCTACCGCTACTCACTTACTTTATAAAACCACTGGATGGGCACAGTATTTTACGTTTCAGCTTTCAGATCGATTTTAATGGTGGGGCATCACTCCCAATCTGGTATGTATTTCCTGCATATCCCATCCATGCGCGATGAACTGCATGGGTTGTACACTCTTTCGTGGTGTCTAGACGTGTTTGCTTAAACAGTCTTTAGCTAATCAGCAAACTTTTGATTATGGGTTTTAATATTTTTAAATGCTCCAAAAAGCAAAAAGCCCTACGTTTAAGCATCGACTAGAAATCCAGTCCAGCACATCGGAATCCAATGTTCTAAGCTTGTAGGGCATAAAAGCAAAAAGCCCATCAACTTA